GCAGAGGAATGCCCGAGAAGTGGGTGATCATCTTACCGCCCACATTATCGATGGTCAAAGTGGAACCAGACGTAGCATTGGTTGCCTGGCGACGACAGTACGACATGGTGTTACGAGACATGTACCAAGCAGCCCGACCAAGCGAAAGGTTGGGGATCTGCGTCATAGCCTGAAACATCAGGTCAGGGATATCAGCACCACTGGATGCATCTGCAGTCAGAGTACTTTTGTCGATGTTGGCGATGCGAACCACATAACGCCAATCACGGACACAGAGGCCTGCATCCCAGCGATAGTGAGTCCGATACGCCTGCATGCGGCCAGAGTTGGAGCCATCAGATGCATCCTCAATGGTGACTTCACCAAGATCAGTGCGCTGAAGACCAGCAACCGAGCCTTTGGGGATGATGCCGAAGCATGTCTGAGGTGACCAAACAATAAGCCAGATTGAGGCGTTGTCTGAACCACTGCCACCACCTGCGATGACGTTCTCGCCGTTGGCTGCAGTGGTGGAGTTGAAGCGAGGAGAAAGACCAGTAAAGGCTTCCGGCTCGGAGTCTTCATTTCCATAAAACAGCGTATCGACGATTTCCTGGTTGAGACCTTCAAGGTGGCCACGTTCTTCAACCATCCTGAAAGCTGCAGTGTTGTTGGACAAATCAGCCAAAGCCTTGTCCACCTCAGCATATGCTTCCAGCATACCTGTGGTGTCATCGACTTGGGTCTGAGTGCCCTTGTCCGGCTGCACGCCGCCATACATCTTGCGCCACGTAGGGGTGGGCAGTCCAGTACGGATCGACGTTCTATTGCCTGAGGTGAGGTTGCCCTCGACCCAGGTCATGTCATCAAGAACCTCATTCGTTTCAGAGAGGATCTCAACGATGTCTGCGATCCCACCATCCGGATCAGTGGCCTTAGCCAGATCCAGCAAAGTGGGATTTTTGACAGAGAGAGTTGCCATTTGCTTTTCTCCTTATTTAGCATGCAACTAAGACTTGGAACCAGTCGTTTGTTCTTTCATGGTCCCGTCCTCGTTGTAATGGCTTGGATACATGCGACGCAACCGAGCTTCTTCATCATTCGGTCCCGACGCTCTTCCACGAGCGTGTTGATCTGCTCGCAGTGTTTCCCCGACACGGTTTAGCATGCGAACGAGTGCAGGGTTCTCACCATACATCTTGTTCGTTTGTAGGAGGACAAGCATCTCCTTGTCGCCATACCTTTCGGTGGCTGCAAGGACGTTGGGGACAGTTTCTGCTTTAAACTTGTCACCACCGATCTCTTTGTCGCTTAGCAGTTCGCCTCGCCACTCAGAGAACTTGAGCTCCCATTCGCCTATTGAATCCTTGACGGTCTTAGCTCTGAAATCAACAAGCAGCTGGGCATCTTCTTTGGACAATCCCTTACCATCATTCATCTTGGCAGCGATATCTTTGAATTCTCCCAACATTGCCTCGTCGATCTCCATGCCCTCAGGCATTGTAAGATCTTCGTAATCAACAGGCTCTGCTTCACCGTCGCCTTCAGCATCGTCACTCTCGGTGTCCTCTGCTTTGTCGGCATCTTGATCAGCAGCTTCGTCTTTAGTCAATAAGGTTTCGTCGGCCGAGGAGGTCACGTCCTTATCGTCTGAAGACTCGTCTTGACTTTCACCTGCGGGTTCGGTGTTTTCTTCCGCAACTTTTTCAGCCATGTAACGTCTCCTTTAATTGCTCGTCCATGATCTTCATGAACGCTTGAGGTTCTGACCCCATGATTTCGTTGTACAACCAAAGACCGAGGTCACGCTTGCCCAGGTTGTAAAAAGTGGTGCTGTTGCCAGTGAACATATCTGGCGCCAACAATTTTGATTGCTCCATGATCCGCCATAGCACTCTGCGCCCTGATGGGTCTTTAAGCATCTTGCTTAAGTCTTCCTTCTCCTTTGTCTCACGCAGCTTGAAAGCCTTGCTTCGCTTTTTGTGCTGCCGTGGGTCAGTAAAGTCTTCAGCTACTTCTGCCATTATTGGCCTCCCTGCGAATTCAACCCACCAACAAGATCACCCAGCACATTGCCAGCAGTGGTATCGGTGTCGCTTAATCCTTTGGCTCCTTCTATTACACCTTGGAGGCTCTGTGCAGTCTCTTGCTGCGCTATCTTCTCGGCACGTGCCTGACGTTGCTCTTGAACCTGCTCCTCACCAATAACCACTTGGTTCGGAACACCAAGATCATCTGCCATGATCTCAACGATCTCGTCAGCATTGAGCTTATCAAGAACTTCCGGCCGTAAGCCAGCTAGCTGACCAGTGAACCCAACCCAACGCTCCATAGCGCCAGTGCTTACCAGCTTCTGGGCTTGAGCGAGGATGCTGATGTAATCAACCTTGAGCTCTGCACCGAAGATCTCATCAGGAGGTGGCGGAAGCATCTGGGGCTGGCTTTCGTCTGACCATCCCGGCTCACTCAGCCTCATCAGGCGAGCAAAGGTGTTGTCAATGAGCGGGTCAAGTAGCTCGTCATGCATGCCCTCAAGCACTGGACCTAGCTGAAGCAGCTTCTCCTCCTGCCTTGCGTTGATCTCAGTGGCTGTGCGTATATCGTCCTGCCGACTGATCAACAGGAACAGATCCACGTAAAAGGCTCTGTTGATGCGATCCTCTGTCAACTGTATGTCTGCACTCAGCTCTGCCACTCTGGGGTTAACCTGATAGATCGGCTTAAAGATGTTATTAGGGTCATCACTAAAGTTGTTCGCTCCAGGAAGCAAGCTGACATTGGTATTCTTGAGTGCGCTTGGAGCAGTGGTCGGTGGGGCAACCATCTTGGCAATTGCCTTGCCCTTCTCACGCTCTTGAACCTGCAGTACCCGGCTATCGCCCAGAGCATCCATGCCAGGGCTGAATCCATATATGTCACCTGCCTTGGCATCCCAACGAGGGGCAAGGATTGGAAAATTCTCATAGCCTTTGACACGGAGGAACTTGGTCTTATGTAGGCCGTCCCTGCCTGGTTCATAATAGATAGAGCGCCACTTGAACTTCGGATCAAGATTAAACTCATCAAACTCCATGTTGCTGACTGGCTCAATCAGGTGGACGACCTTGATCCATGAGCCATATGTGCCCACGTCATAAAGGTTCTGAACAGTCCGACTGACATTCTCGTAACCAAATTCATCAATCAACTGGTGAACGGTCATCTCATACTCACGACCAAATGTGTCCACCTTCAACCTGCCATCAATGTCCAGCATGTACTCGCCAACAGTGAAGTTGGTGAAGCGTATGACGTTGTCAAAATCATCCTCTTGGATCATGGCAGCTGTACCGATGACTCCTGCCTCTTCGTAAATGAGTGGCAGCGCCTTGTACAAGTTGGACGAGGCAAACACTTTGTACATCAGCTTCTCTGCACTGTCAAGCCACTCACGTACTGGGCCAAAGTCATCCATGTCAGGGTCTGGCGATGACAGCCGGAACCAAGGTCTTGCTGGGCTGGTGATGCCCGTCATAAGCCCACTGACCAGAACTCGTCTAGCGAACAAAGGTGTATTATTTGATAATGTGTTTCGCTTAGCGCCTTTGTTCCGGTCAGTGGATAGAAACTTCCCTCTGCGAGGAGAGAAGTTATCCATTAAGTCTTTCCAATGGAAGTCCCACGAAGCTCTTTCTGAGTTCATAGCACCAATGCGGCGTGTGACATAATCATGCGCTGTGGTGGGCTTTGTGTTGCTGGATCCTGCGATGGGATTGACTGTGGCCAAGTTAAGCTCCTAAAAGAGTCTTGCCAGTGGACCCTGCTCCTACCTGTGACAGCAAGGTGCTTGATCCGATGGTTGCACTTGCGCCTGTCTGCTGCAAAGCTCCAGAGTTCCTGGACCTTGTTGCTGAGTAAGCTGCATTGGCACGACGCCTACTGCCCTTTGGTGCCTTGGGAGGCAACGGAGCAGGCGGTGGCGGCGCTGGCGCTGGCGCTGGCGCTGGTGGTGATGGCGCTGATCCTCCACACATCGGTCTAACC